AACAAGACAGCGTACTGAAGTTCGTGGCAAGCCTGGTTATGAAATTAAACATGATGCAAATGATAAACTTCACAAACTTATTGACAAAATTGGCAAGGCTGTTAATATAAGTGAGTTAATGAATGGAGAAGTAGTAAGTATAAATCCTAATCATCCACAAGGAGATTTAGCAAAGAAACTTACAACCAAAGCATTTAATGAAGAAGTTTTACCAGTAAAGAATATTATGAGCAAAGAGCTTTTACAACTAGATAACGCATTTAAGAAAAAAGGACATGAATTAAGAATTGTAGGTGGTGCTGTTAGAGATATGGCTTTAGGCAAGGATCCTAAAGATATAGATTTAGCAACAGATGCAACACCAGATGAAATGGAAAGTTTGTTTGATGCAGTGGGTATTAAGCATATTCCAACAGGTGTTGAACATGGTACAATTACAGCAGTAATAAATGACATGCCTTTTGAGATTACTACACTTCGTAGTGATCAGGAAACAGATGGCAGATTTGCAAAAGTAGAATTTGTTAAAAGTTGGGAAGAAGATGCTAAACGTAGAGACCTAACATACAATGCTATGAGTATGGACTTCGATGGTAACTTATACGATTATCATGGCGGTATGGATGATCTACAGGATAAAGTAAGCAAATTTGTTGGTGATCCTGCAGAACGTATACAGGAAGATTACCTACGTGCTTTACGTTATTTTAGATTCCAAGGACGTTTAGATAATCCAAAGTTTGATGAGGATACACTAAAAGCAATTACAGCAAACAAAGAAGGTTTAAAGAAACTAAGTGTAGAACGAGTATGGAGCGAGGTTGGCAAAATACTTGGCGGTAATAATATTAAAGAAGTACTTACTGCAATGAATAACACAGGCGTTTCACAATCAATAGGATTGCAAGCAGAAATACACAAGGACTTAATGGACGGTGGAGATCCAATAATTAATCTTGCTAGAATTACAAATGATAGTTCTATTAGTGCAAAGTGGAAAATGAGTAATGAGGAAAAGGCTAAGTTAGATTTTCTTATTAGTAATAAAGGCAAAAAGTTTAACAAAGACTTTTATACTGATAGTATTATTGCTGGTACAGATCGTAAATTACTAGACGCATTGGCTAGATATAATAATCAAGATGACATGATACAGTATGTAAGTAACTTTGAAGCACCAGAGTTTCCTGTTACTGGTAATGACTTAATTGCAAAAGGCATGAAGTCAGGACCTGAATTAGGTAAAGCACTTAATGCACTTAAAGACAAATGGAAACAAAGTGGGTATAAAGCAACTAAAGATCAACTGTTAGGAGAAAACACACCTGGTAGTATTGCCTCCCAAATAAATTGGGGAGGTAAAAACAAAGATACTAAAGTTAAAAAGACACAGAATTGGTTTACTAAAGCAAAGAAAGCAGTCTTCGGAGAAGATGAAGAGAAGCCACATCTATACTTGGATATGGATGGAGTACAAGCAGACTTTTTTGGTGCTTGGGCAAAATGGTACAGCAATAAGACTGGCAAACAAGTTACAAGTTATAAAGATATTGGAGATGCTGAAGCACAACTAGCGAGTATAATGGAACTTACAAATCAAGGTCCTGAATTTGTAGAACAATTCTTTGCAAACTTAGAACCATTACAAGGGTTTTCAAGTGTGTTAAATTGGATAAAGAAAAATAATATTCCTTATTCTATATTGAGTGCTCCTTTACGTGGCAATAACAATGCCAGTATTGCAGGTAAGAAGTCTTGGTTAGCAAGACACAATCCAGGTTCTCAACAGGAAATTTTTACAGGTAGAAAAGAATCATATGCAATTAATAAACAAACTAAAAAACCAAATGTATTAATTGATGATCATGGAAAGTACATTGATAGGTGGACAAGCAGAGGCGGTATTGCAATTAAACATGCTAATAGTAGTCCACAATCAACTATTCAAGCATTAGAAAAAATTTATAATAATTTAGAAGAACATGGTTTTGTACCTATGTATTCAACAATGAAAGCATATGGTATGAAACGTAAAACAACAAACGGACAAAAACATTTTGTTACTGATGATGTAAATGAACGTAGTCTTACCAAAGGCGAAGAAAAGAAAAAAGAAAAGTACGTCAAAGGTATGAAGAAAAGAAAAAAAGAATTTAAAGATCGTTACGGCGATGAAGCAGAAGCAGTAATGTATGCCACAGCAACAAAGATGGCGAAGGGTAAATGATATGCGTATAAATGAAATTACAAATTACGGAGCAGTTCCAAAGGGTACTGATAAAATCTCCACTAAACAAAATATTACTACACGAACAACACAAGCACCTTCAGGAAGATCTAGTGAAAAAGTATCAACTCGAAATATTCGTAATACTCAAAATACCGGAACAACTGATGTATTCAAAAGATCAGTAACAACTACAAACCCTGATAATACTAGAAGTAAACATTCGTCAAAAACTTTAGTAAGGCCAGATAATACATTTAGTACTACTACAACTAAAACAGATGCTAAGGGTAATAAAACTGTTACTAAAAACAAAGGCTATGATAGTATTTTTAAACATAGGCCTCAGTCATTAAAAGATGATGCTAATGTTTTTAAAAAAGGCGCTTCTGATGCTGAGACAGCGGCTAGAAATACAGTTAGAATGCACAACAAAATAGATGCTAAACTGGCTAACACGCCTAGTATTGCAAAGACAAAACAATATAAAGATTATAAAAAAGGCAATCAGCAACGTAAAACAGCCGCAATGAAACAGGGCATGCCATATGGAAGACAAGATGGACCGGGTACTGGCGCAAATTCAAAACAAGGCGGAGCATTAAAACCTATTCCAGGTCTTAAAAAATAACATGGTGGAAAAGACAACGGTCAGTGAAGTATTAAATAATACACAAGTCATAAATGATCCCTTCCCACATATGATAATAGATGACTTTTTGTCTGAAGATGCCTTTAAAGAGCTTGCAAACGTGGTAAGCAATACACATAGCGGTGTAAAAGAAAGTGCAAGTGTTGATAACCAAATTATTATAGATACAAGAGATACTATAGAGTTTCCAGAATTTTGGAATAATTGGTATGATGTATTTGATAGTAGTGAAGTAAAAAATATACTAAAACAAAAATACAATATTAAAGAAGACTTTGATAATATGAGATGTGATATACACAAGTGTGAACCTGGATTTAAATTAGGAAGACATAATGATGTTAAAAAAGGCCATAACAGGCTGTTAAGTTTGCAGATCTATATTAGTGAAAACGATAGTGATAATGGTGTTGTTTTAAATGATACTAAACATATAGAAAATAAACCAAACAGAGCATGGACTTTTGTATCTAGCCCTGATTCATGGCATAGTGTACCTAATGTAACAAAGACAAGACACAGTGTATTAATGAAATATATAAGTTACTAATGATTTATGCAAATGGTTGTTCCTTTGTAATGGGACAAGAACTAGTAGATAACCATTCATTAAACATGGAAAATAAACGCTCTGCTTTTCCAGCAAAATTGGGTGCATATAATGATGCATGGAGCGGTAGTAGCAACCATGCTATAATGAACAGAACTTTAGACTATTGTAAAAATAATAAAGTTGAAATTGCAATAGTAGGTTGGACTGCATATTCAAGAGTATTAACACTGGGTGATAATCCAAGAAACGACAGGCTAGGACAGTTTACAGCAAAGCCCACTACAAAAGATGCTCCTATGCATGAAAAGTATTATCACAATGATGAAATGCTTAAACAGTGGTCTAGAAATGTAATAGAATGTACATACTATTGGTTAAAGTCAAATAATATAATTCCAATATTTTTTAACAGTATGGACAAATTTAAAACAGACGTACCAATGTTGTGGGACGGATTAAGTTGGCGTAATGTATATCATGATCAATTTAATTTAGAAGTGAATTTTGAAAGACACCCTGATCAAAAAATGCACGACTGGATGGCAGATTATTTGAAAAATGAAATCACTAAGAGTAAGACGTCTTACTGAACAAGACGTAAAAGAAGTAGAAGAATTAATAGATGACGACACTGCAAAATTAACTGATCTGCAGGTACCTTTTATGTTGACAAATGCTTTTATATTTGTTAATACATACAGAACATATGGTTGTTGGAGTAATAGTAAACTCATAGGTGCATTTGAACTAAAGTCAGATGGTGAAGTAAGTTATCTAGTACACAAAGATTACAGAAAACAAAATGTGGCAACCGAGATGTTAAAATTAGCAAAGCGTGTAGCAAGGAAAGATTTTCAGTTAAATACATTGTATTGCGTAATTAAAGATGACAATATACCTAGCATACGAACAGCAGAGAAATTGGGGTTCAATGTATATCATGGCAAGTAAAAAATTTAACACAAAAGTCCTGAATGACACTCATGGACCTATGAATTCAGTTAGTAAAGATGATGCTCTTGCATATGTGGGAGTTAAAGGTGTAAAGCATTTAAGTAAATTAGATGCAGAGCTAAAACGAGAAGTCTTAGCAAAAAAACGTAAACTTGTTAATAGCACCAAAAAACAAGACAGGCGTGATAGCAAACGTATAATAAAAAATATATGAGGTAAAAATGGATGAAAATTTAGTAGACAAGGATGGAAAGCCAATTGAATTAGTTAAAAAGGCAAACCAGAATCAGCAAGGAAACTATTATCAGAAATGGTTAGACTCTGATAAAACTAAGTTCGAACCTACTCCAGAAGACCTTAAATGTGAACTACAACTAAGTGCATTAGATGTATGGGAGCCTTTAAAGTATGAGTTTGATTTAGGACACTTTAAAAAACAAATGGCAAAGTATGAGGACAAATGGGTTCCATATTTACGCAGAGAAGGTGTTGTAAACAATAGAGAAGGTTTGTGTTTAATGGGTATGCCAGGAGATGACTATAATGATGGTCTTAGTATGCCTGAAGCAAGGCGTAGGCATGGAAGAAAATTAGATGAATGTGATTTCAATGCAAAAACAGAACTGTATAATGACTTAACTAGTTTGCATCCTATGTTGGAGTTTTTCCAACCATTAGGACGTACAATGATTGTTAACACACATGCAGGTGGTTGGTTCCCTCCGCATAAGGATAATCCACAATTAACTAGAAGTACATTTAGAATTGTGGCATTTCTAAGTAGAGCTACACAACATGATGCTTATGAATGGGAAATGGCTGGTCAAAAGTGGCCTATTACACCAGGAAAAGCATATTATGTAGATACACGTAAAACACACCGCACACACAGTTGGTTTAATAATAGTTTACACCTAGTAGTAAACGTGCCTAAGACATGGGAGAACGTAATGAAACTCATGTCAGTAACACAAAATTACTAAGTATTTTGCTAAATACAGTATAAGGTATATGTGCGATGAATATAAATGAAATTGCAGAAAACATGTCAGGTTCTTTTGCTACCAGTATGGGTGGTGGAAACGGATTTGCGAATGGTGGTCCTGGTATAATAAAGCGTATCAAGAAAAAAGCCAAGGAAAGTGTATATGCAATGAATAAAGACGAACCCAACAATCCTGAAGTAATAGTGCAAGGCTATGGTAGACTTAGCATGAACGGATTAAAAAGAGACGTCACAGATATGCTAACAGGATTAGCAGAATTTGCAGAGCGTGATGATTGGGAACGTGTAGAATATGAAATTACAAGAGGCACATTCATGCCAAAACTTAATGCTTTAGTAAAAGCGTTAGAAGATTTAGAATCACTCCGTAAAAAAGGCGGAACACAATCACGAGGAATAACCAAGAGGTAACGACATGTCAGAGAAGAAAATTGACAACACCTTTATGAGAGCTATGGACCAAGTTAATAGTCTGGAAAAAGTTTTTAGAGAAGGTGGATTATTAGAAAAAGCAGTTATGGACATCAAGGGTGATGTTGCATGGCTCAAAGATATTAGAGAGGCATTATCAAATGCTTACGAAAGTCTAGAAGATGGACACCAAGGCACAACAGGACATTTAGATGTTCCTGAAGAAAGTGTTGAAGAAGGTAGAATGGGCTTTAAAGACTTAGATAAACTAGGCAGAGAAAATGCAAGTAAAGTTGACCAAGAGGCACGCCGTCAAGGTAGTGCTGATATGGAGCCTGGCGATGCAGATGAGCTACGTTATAAGATTGCTAAAAAGATGGGCTTAGTTGAAGGTGTATTAGATGCAGATGATGATGACGGCTTTATGGCACGTTCACAACTGTATTTCATGGCACGTGATGCCATTACACTACACGGAATGATTGATGATAGAGATAATTTAGAAGGTTGGGTACAAAGTAAAATTGCACAATCCGCAGAAGCAATTGACGCTGTTCGTCGTTACACAGAGTACAATGCAGAAAAACAAGCGGCAGGTATGGGCGATGACATGGATGACATGGAAGAAGGCTATACAATTTTACCTCCAATGGATACAGAAAAATACCAAGCTCGTGATGGTTTAGAAGGTCCAATTCCAACAAAAAGTGGTAAGGTTTTATATTACGATAACAAGATGGGAAAATACTATGACCCAGATACTGACCAGTATATTGAATATGATGAGTGGAAACAGTATGATGAGAGTATGGTAGAGAGCATCATGGAAGATTGTGGATGTGAGCAACCACAGGACTTGACTCCTATAATGCGTTATATGCAACTAAAAGCAGAAGGCAGAGAAGACGAAGCACAACAGTTAGCAGAAGCAGTGCCATTACTGATTCCTATTGCAGGGCAGTTAGGAAGAATGGCATTACAAAAAGCACTTCCATTTGTTATTAGACAAATTGCAGGTAAGGGTGCAGGCAACGTTGCGAAAAAACTTGCACAACGTGGTGTAAAGAAAACTGGCAAAATTATGAAACGTGCTTTACGTAGTAAAAAGAATAAAGCAAAAGCAGGTGGCGCGGTAGCAGGTAATGTTGCTATGAGAGGCGATTATGGACCTGATATGGATACAGACGTAAGTATGGATTACCTAACAAAGATGACTTCAAGTGCTGATCAAGGCAAACCAGCAATTACAGAAGCAGGCACTGACTTTCAAGCAATTGGTAGAAAACTAGAAGACATGTCAATGGATTATAAAACACACAAAGCAGATGTTGATAATCTAACAAAGCAACTAGGTCTTAAGGATCCAATGGAAACACTTAACTACTTAGGTCGTGTAGGTGAACACCTTGAACATTATGGTGTAGCAGGTGGGTTTGGTGCAAAGTCATTAGATCAACTAGCACAAAAAGCAATGTTAGATAAAGATATGACTCTTACTATTGTTAAAATGGGTAATGCAAAACTAAAAAAAGAAGGTGATGTAGACGGCTCCAGATATCAAGATGCAAAGCCAGATAACTCAGAGCCTAATGATTATGTAGAAAACTTTGTTAAAAATATAAGAGCACAGTTAGAAGGCAAGTACAAGAACGATGCACAACGCAAAGCGGTACATGCTAGTAAAGCTGAAAAAAAGTAAGGGGGAACTTATGTACGTAACAGAAGCAATGATTCAAAGCATGGAAGAGATGATGAGAAATGCCTCAGACATGGAAAAGTCCATCAAAATGATGATGGAATCAGAAGGAAGAATGCATGGCATCGAATTAGACAGACGCCATAACGCCAGAGATATGTGGTCACAATTAAGTGAAGCAATGGCAAACGCATCCACAAACAGTTCAATGATGACAGAATGGACTGATCCGATGATGCATACACATGAAGATGGTATGGAACATACACATGATGGTGGTGACGTACAACATACACATGCAGATCCAGCGTCAACTGAAGTTGGTGGTTATATTGAACAACCAGATGGTACAATGGAATGGGTAGAGACACCTGCAGATCCAAATAACCAGGAGACATAAAATGAGAGCCTCATACCTACTAGAAGCCAAATACATTTGTGTACATGCTAAAAAAGGCAAATACGAATGTGAAGCAGAGTCCTCATATGGAGCGGCCAAAAAGGCGGCTGAACATTGGGGTTTAAAAGGCACATCAGGCATTGATGCCCATCTTGCTGATAAACCAAAAACTGCAACAGAAGGTATAGAAGGTATGACTCCCAACACACAGGTTAGAGGTATTATGCCTAAACAGCGTAAGCCTTATCATAAGCATAAAATTAAAAGCGATCATGAACCTGAAACAGATTTGTCAGAACGTGGAGTTGACGACGTAGGGCAAAAGATTTACAAAGGCAATACAACTCGTGTTGTTCATACACCAGTAGCAGATAAAAATATAAGTGTTGCTGATAAACGTATAGATAAATTTGCAAGTGATAGAGCTATGGATGATATGACTTACAAAGGTGCTAAAATGAGTAGTAAGGGTACAAATCAAACGATTGCTAAAGCTCAAAATAATATTAAACAAGCCTACACCAAGCAAGATAAAATAGATCAAAGATCAGGTGCTGGCACTAGTTATATAACTAAAGGTAAGCCTATTAAGTTTGGAAACAATAATAGTAATGTAAAAATAGCAATGGATAGTGAAATGAAAAAAAGTAAATCAATGTTAGGCGAAGTTACTAAAGAACTAACAGAAGCAGAATTTGATGAAGCGGCCGGTGAAAAGGACGCTTGTTATAGAAAAGTAAAAAGTCGCTACAAAGTATGGCCTAGTGCATATGCAAGTGGTGCCCTAGTAAAATGTCGCAAAGTTGGAGCGGCCAATTGGGGAAATAAGAGTAAAAAGTGATATTAACTTCCCACCAAGATAGTACAGGTAGTAACTGCCAAAATTGTGGATGGGGAAGTCATTGTGGTACAGCAAGATATGCTGAAGTAAGAGAAAGAAATACAGATTACGAGCCTTACCAAATAAAGGTTTGCAGTAGTTGCAGATGTGAGAAATGTTCAAATGTTGATAAATGAAGTAACAAACGAAGATTTACGTAAATGGTTTAAGGACAAGTGGGTGAATATTGGCAAGAAAGACAAGTCCGGCAAGCACCCGCCTTGTGGTTCTAGTGGAAAGAAAAGTGGTTATGCCAAGTGCGTTCCTTCTTCCAAAGCTAAAAGCATGAGCAAGAAAGATAAAGAATCCGCGGTGCGACGTAAAAGGTCAGCACAAAACAAAGCAGGTCGCGGTGGTAAGAAATCCGGTTCAGGTACTGGAAAGAAGCCTATTAGGGTAGCCACTAAGGCCAAATGACAATGAAAATATTTGATGAAGAGGCATACGCCTCACATCCAGGTTCAAACTGGGTGTATAATAAATTGACTCTATCCGAAAAATTAGGATATGTATGTGGCCCAGCAGGAGTTAAAGTCCCAGAATCAGGAGAATATATTATAAGACCAATAATGAATTTATCTGGTATGGGTATAAAAGCAAAAATAGTTGAATGTAAAAAAGGCAAAACACCTACATGGGAGCCAGGATTATTTTGGTGTGAAGTGTTTAAAGGCAGACATATTAGTGCAGACTTTTTATATAGAAAAGGCGAAAGATTTACAAAATTTGTTAGTGAAGGATTTAATAGTAAAAAAGAATTATACAAGTTTACTCGATGGGACAAATTAGAAAAATTACCAGAAGAGTGTGACATACCAACTTGGTTAGATAGTACATTAAATCCAAATCACTGTAATGTAGAATTTATAGATGGAAAAATTATTGAAGTACATCTTAGGCATGGAACGGATTTTCCGGAAAATGCAACAACGATTATACCAATTTGGAAAGACTCAGACCAGCAAGAACATCATACTTGGATGTCTGCAGGTTATACATATATAGATAATCCAGATGATGCAGATGGCCATCTAGATAATCCCCGAGTTGGTTTTTATTATAAGTAATAGTATAGGAGATAAAAATGTTTGAATGGGATCATTTAACAAAGGCAGGTGCAAGTTGGTTTAGACATTTCTATATGGCTATGTATTATAGTGGTATTGCATTCCTAGTAGGAATATTTGGTATAATACATGCAATCTTTCCTCCAGCATTTGGGTTTTTACCATACAGACTGGCAAAAAAGATTACTGATGGCGCAGAGAAAAACTTTCCAGCCTGTATAATAGACTTAGAAGAAAAAAAGAAATAGTATGAAAATATATATTGACGGTGATGAACTATCTTCCGTTGAGCTTAGACGAAAACTTAATGAACATCCAAGTTACCAAAAAACGTTAACAGCAGAATATAAGGAAAATATTTTAGCAGGTTTACATAATTGGAGATATAGTCTAGGTTACGGATATGGAGATGAAGGTCCAGGATTTGTAAATGTTACAACAAGTGGCACGACTGGATACCCACAACGAATTAGCCACACACGAGATACAATAGAACAAGTAGTTGAAGCAAATATAAAACTACTCAACTTAAATAAAAATAGTATAATTTATAGTTTGTACAGTCCACGAGGTATCGCTTGGACTGTTTTAAATTTGTATTTGGCGGCAAAATTAGATTGCACGTTATACATAGAAAGTTTTAAAGGTATAAGTTATATAGACAGAATTCATAAAACTAGACCTACACATACACTATTGTTACCTAATGCATGGAAGGCTCTACATGGACATCCTAAGTGGCAAGACTTAGACTATAGCAGTGTGGATAGGTTAATTATTGGAAGTGATTTTACTCCAGAAGGTTGCATGAATGAACTTAGACAACACAACCCAAATATTGTTTACAATGTTTACGGAAGCACGGAAGTGCCTCCTATAGTTCTTTACAGTGAAGATGAAAATACATATAGCAAAGATAGTATTCCAGAAGGTTGTAGTGTAAAACTACATAACACACAAATTTGTGCTAAGTGGAGTACACAGGACGAGTATTGGATAAGTGGTGATTGTGTAGAAGGTGATATGGATAATTTTGTTTTAAATGGCAGAGTTCCTAATATGTTTAAGCAAGATGTATACAGGGTATATCCTGAACAACTTGAAAAAACAGCAGTAGCACTAGGTGCAGATTTAGCCTTATGTCAACAAGTGAAAAACAGATGTGTTCTGCATTATACAGGTAGTATGGATGAACGGGCAGTAGAGGAACGTTACATGGACATACCCCGATTTAGAATGAAGAAAGTCGATGAGATTAAGGTAGACGATAATCTAAGAAAAATAATCAGAACACAGAAGTTTAAGGATTAAGAATGATATACGCAATAGGTACAAGTCACACATATGGAATGTGTAGAGGTATAGAGAATGGTGTTCTTGAAAAAACATGGTGTGATGTACTACAGGAACGAGTAGGAAAACCTGTTATCAATTATGGTAGATCAGGAGTAAACAATTTACAACTTATAGAAATGGCAGAATATATTTGTAAAAATGACAAGCCTGAATTAATTATTGCAGAACTAAGATGGACAACTCATCCACTTATGTATGAGAAGCACAAACCAGAAAAAGCATCTGTAGATCTATTTGCAAAAACAAGGTATAATGGTGGTGGTGATACTGACAAGTATGGTGAACTATATAGGGAAATACATTATGGTTGGGCAAAACATGTAGAGTACATTGAAAAACGTTTTCCAGAATTTACTAGTAATTTAAGTGAACAAGAACTTCAAGATGTTAAGGGTTGGATAAAAGTCAGTTTCCTACATAACATTATGGAAGATCAGTATAAGCGTCAAGCTCTAAGTAATTTTTATCACTTACAAAGTGTATGTGATAATCATAACATACCTCTAAAAATGTTTGTTTGGACTGCAAGTAATTATGCAGATTTAAGTGAAAGCAAATTTGATATGTCTGGATTAGGTACATTTGACTTTTTTAAAGACGGAAAAACATTTATTGAACACGCTGGTGATTGGACTCAACAACATAGATGTGAATGTGAACATTTTAAATTACCAGTACATGAACACTTAGTAGACATTATTGAACAAGAAGTTTTAGATGTTTTTAAATAAATACAATATAAGCAAGGGAGAAAACCATGAGCAGTAAAGACGATACAGGTAAACTCGAGATAGCAGTTCGAATCCTTGGCAATGAATTAGTTGCACTAAAAATGACAGTAGACGACTTCAAAATGAAGTGGTTAGTATATGGAGTGTTAACAGTAGTTGTCCTAGCATGGGCAGGAGGCACATATGGTCCTGCATTATTTGATATGGTAGGTAGTGATGGGTAAGAAACGTAGTAGAGCAAAACAGGTTAGTAAGGGTATTACACACCAAAATAGGAATTCTATTTCAAAAGCAGTACGTAGGGATTATATGAAATCGCCTGAAAGATTGCAAAACCAGTTAGAGGCTCATTTAAAAGGAAAACGTGTAGTATTAACTATAGAAAATCCAAACAAAAATGAAACAAACAAACGTTTTATTAAGGTGGTTTCAACAGACCATTGGAAGAGTGGATTTAGAACAAAATGAGAGCAGACGAATTCTTAGTAGAAGCAGGACTAGAAAACAGTCAATTACGTAAGCACAGCGGAAAATATTTACAAGTGCTTCTTAATAAAATTAAGGCTGGAGATCCGTTAGAGATTGTTCCTGATAAGCAAGCAAGATTTGGCGAAAAAGTTATCGTCGATAAAAAGGCGGCCGATGAATTAATGATGGCTTACTTTGGTACTAAAGAATTTCCTGATGCAGATCAAATGGATCTAGCACCTAATGGAGATATTATTCCTAAAACAGATCCAAGTAAAGTAATACTACAAGCACAGAATGGTGATGAGATTACTATTAGTAGTCTGCAAAAAACACCTGAATATAAAAGTGGTAAAGACTTTAATGCTGGTGATATTGGTGAGGCGGCACTTGGCGCTGGTGTATATGCAGTGTTTGTAAAACGTTCACAAGGTATTACAGAAGCTGACATCTTTGATATATTTAAAAAATTAGAAGGTGGTGAACTTGTAGGTAAAAATAATCTTAAAGGTGGTGTAAGTGGTGATAGTAGTAATGATAAAGTACATTTCAAACTTGCACTTAACACAACAAGTTACAAAGCAGTAGTAGGTGCTGGTAATACAGATAAACCACATGCACAAATTTTAGGCGCAGTAAGGAGCGCCGTCGAGTTTGCAAATAACAATGCAAAAGTTAAAGAAGCACTTACAGCGATCGAAGCTGATAAAGGCGAAAATCAGGTAGTAGTGAATGCAGATGGTGTTTCAGATCAAAGCGTAAAGGCAGATCTTTTCCTTACAGTAGATGGTACAACAGTAAACCTATTAAGTCTGAAAGCGGGTGACGTCAAACAATTTGGACAAGTAAGCGGATATAACTTTGATCAACTAGAACAATTTTTTAATACTAGTTTTGGTGTTAATATTGACAATAGATTAAAGAATGAATTTGCAGATGGTGATCCTGTAACAAGTTTTGAAGCAATACATAAAGTATATAATCAGGTTGCTAAAAGTATAAACAGTGAACTATCAGGCGATAACACACAAAACGAAACACGTTTTGTTGAAAGACTATACAACGGAATTAAACACCACGCCATGAGTGGTGAAGAGGGTACAAACATGGTTATCCTAAAGACAACACCAAACGCACCTGGTTATACAGAACTACAGTTTGGTGAACCATTAAGACAGGCAATGGAAGGCATTGACCTTTACTTAAAGTATGAAGCGCCAGGGCAACGTAAACCTGCAAAGATTGAAGTATGGGGTAAAGGAGATCAAGGTGGTGACGCAATGTTCCTACGCCTACGTAGTAACTTTAAATCTGAGGGCAAGGGTTATGTACGTAATATTGTTGAAATGGGTCCATTGTTAAAAACAATAGCACAATTAGAAAAAAGAATGGTTAAGGGCGGAAAATGATTTGGGATATGATAGAACGTATGGCAAGCGATAGGCTGTGGATTTATACAGCATTAGCAGGAAGCATCTTCGGTGCTCTTTTTGTTGCCTGGGCTACTGACACACGTATTGCATTATGGGCATATGGTAAGTGGTCAGCATTACTTAACTTCTTTGTAGAGCGTTGGGGGTGGACTTGGTTCAAACAAGATCCCAATGCATGGAAAAAACTTAATCCAAACCTATCACGTAAGATTGAAGAACTAGAAAATCGTATCAAAAAACTTGAAAAATAGTCTTGACAATACTTACAGATAGTGTATAATCAACTTATTCAATTACATAGGAGTTAATTATGACAGCGTATTCTAGTGAAGATGTTGACAAGCTAAAGCGTATTATTCAAGAAGGAATTCATGTAACACAGGAAACAGACACCCTTAAAGAAGGGCTACGTGATACTGTAAAGGCTGTTGCCGAAGAACTAGGTATCAAACCTAGTGTACTTAATAAAGCAATTCGTATTGCTTATAAAGCAGAGGCAGGTAAAAACAGAGAAGAATATGAAGAACTAGAGGCAATTCTTGAATCAGTCGGACGAAACCAATAAAATATTTGTAGTATTTGCTAGTGGGCTTTGTGGTGAATTTATCATCTCAATGCTTACTGGCATGCGAGATCCAAATGAGTTTGATAGACTTACTGTAACACATGCAGGTTCATGTCATCTTAATAGACGTGATGAACCTGAGGTTGTATGTAGGAATAGAGAAAAACTTGAAAAACTTTTACAGGAAGAAGAGTATCCTACTTGGCTTGTAAAAGCACATATTAATATTGAAGATAGTGATCTTTTACTAGAACGCTATCCTAATAGTAAAGTTATTGCAATGACACAGGATCATCCTAGAGGATATCAAGGATTTTCAAACTTTCTGTGGAAAGCGGTTCTAGCAGAATGGGACAAATATGGTTGTGATAGTTACAACAAAATGTCAGGGCAAAACATAAAACTAAAAACAGAGATTAACAAGGCTGGTGTAGATGCCTTATATAAAAAGTTTTTAGACCCTGCTCATTATCCAATACAAGCACAAGCCAAGATGGCTAGGTTTCCAGGAAGGTACTTTACTTTTCCTTTAGATGTGCTATATAATGATAGACAAGGTACAATAGCCATGTTAGAGTACATAAGTGGTGAAAAGATAAATGATAGAGCAGAAGCGTTCTATGATGAATACATGTCAAAACAACCTAAAAAACAATTTGTACTAAAGTACTGGGACATTATTAAATGAGTTACGTAGACGCATTTCTTGATAGAGATAAGGATATTATTAAAGTCGTTGAACGTGTGAACGGCAGACGTGAGTTTAGAGAGTATCCTGCAAAGTATACTTTCTATTATAAAGATCCACGTGGCAAGTATACAAGTGTATTTGGTGACAAACTTACTAGAGTACAAGTAAACACAAGTAAGAAGTTCAATACAGAGAAAAAGATACATCAGCATAAAGAACTATTTGAGAGTGATGTAAATCCTCTTTTTCGTTGTTTAGCAGACAACTATTTAGATAAAGACACGCCTGATTTAAATTTAGCATTTTTCGATATTGAGGTTGATTTCAATAAGGATAAAGGCTTTGCTCCTCCAGAAGATCCTTTTAATTCAGTGACAGCGATTAGTGTACATCTAAGTTGGATGCAGAAAACAATTTGCATTGCAATAAAGCCTGAAACATTAACAACAGAACAAGCAACGGAAATATGCGATAAGTTTGAAGATACTTTCCTTATGGAAACTGAAGAGGAACTTCTTAATACATTTTTGGATCTTGTTGAAGATGCTGATGTACTAAGTGGTTGGAATTCAGAAGGCTTTGATATTCCGTATTTGGTGAATAGAATTACTCGTGTACTAAGTAAAAGTCATACACGTAAATTTTGCCTATGGGAAAGAATGCCACGTGAACGTACCCTTGTTAAGTTTGGTAAAGAGCAACAAGCATATGAGCTTACAGGGCGTGTACATTTAGATTACTTGGAACTATATCGTAAGTTTACATATCATGAAATGCATTCATACAGTTTGGATGCTATTGGTGAATATGAATTACAAGAACGTAAAGTTGCATATGATGGTACATTAGATCAACTATACAACAACGACTTTGAAACATTTATTTCGTATTCAAGACAAGATGTTGACTTGCTTGTACGTATGGATAAGAAACTACAGTTTATTGATTTAGCAAATGTATTGAGCCATGCAAACACAGTACCGATAATTAGTGCATTGGGTGCGGTTGCACAAACAGATATGGCTATTATCAACTTTTCCCATGCACGTGGTTATATTGTTCCTGATAAAAACAGAGGTGAAAAGCCGTTACCAGCCGCAGGCGCATACGTTGCAACACCTAAAAAAGGTATGCATAAGTGGGTTGGTTCAGTTGACTTGAACAGTCTATATCCTAGTATTTTACGTGCCTGTAACATGAGTCCAGAAACTATTGTTGGGCAAGTACGTCATAGTCTTACTGGCCCTATGATTGAATCCTTTAATAATGGTCGTGATGGATTTGTTGCGAGAGCATGGGAAGGCAAGTTTGCAACTGAAGAATATGAACTTGTAATGGCTAAGGATGCTGATCAACTGTTATGGGTTGACTTTGAAAATGGTGATTCAATAGAAGCAACTGGTAAAGAGATATATGATCTCATTTTTAACAATGGTGAAACATGGCTTATTACTGCTAATGCAACTATATTCCGTTATGATAACCAGGGTATTATTCCAGGACTATTGGAACAATGGTATGCAGAACGTAAAGAGTTACAAGCGAAAGCACGTGAAGCTCGTGAAAAAGGTGGGCATGAATTTGAATATTGGGATAAGCGACAGTTAGTTAAAAAAATTAATCTAAACAGTTTGTATGGTGCTTTACTTAATCCTGGCAGTAGGTTCTTTGATGAGCGTTTAGGGCAAAGCACAACACTAACAGGGCGTTGTATTGCAAAGCATATGGCTAGTGAACTTAACAGGGTTATGGATGGTGAGTATGATCACACAGGTAGATCCATTGTTTATGGTGATACAGATTCTACATACTTCAGTGCATACCCTGTACTAAAAGATCAGATTGATAAAGGTGAGATTGCGTGGGATAAAGATACAATTATTGAATATTATGATGCAGTGGCAGAAGAAGTAAACAAAACGTTTCCAGACTATATGCATAATAGTTTTCATACAACACACAACCTAGGTAAGATTATTGCCGCAGGTAAAGAAGTAGTTGGTGAAGCAGGTATATTCATTACAAAGAAACGTTATGCGATTCTTGTGTACGACAATGAAGGTAAACGTGAGGATAAAGACGGCAAACCAGGTAAAATTAAGGCTATGGGTCTTGACTTAAAACGTAGTGATACTCCTGATTATATGCAAACCTTCTTAGAAGAACTGTTGATGATGGTGCTTACAGGTGGTGAAGAGAAGTCTGTAATTGATAGAATTATTGAATTCCGTAAAGAGTTTAGAGAGAAACCTAGTTGGCATAAAGGCACACCCAAACGTGTTAACAACCTTACAAGACATACAGCCGTATATGAAAAGACAGGCAAGTGTAGTATAGGGCATGTATCAGCGGCTATTAACTGGAATAAGTTACGTAAAATGAATAGTGATGCATACAGTATGGAAATTACTGATGGTATGAAAACTATTGTTTGTAAACTAAAAGATAATCCACTTCAATTAAAAAGTGTAGGTTATCCTACAGACGAAGGGCGTATTCCTGAATGGTTCAAGGATCTTCCGTTTGATGATGATGCAATGGAAAATGCAATCATTAGTAAAAAAGTAGACAACTTGTTAGGCGAGCTTGGTTGGGATTTAGATTCTGCACAAGCAAAGACAACGTTTAATGATTTATTTGAGTTCTAGGTAAATATTATTATGGAACAAGGTAATTGGGCAAAATGTAAAGAGGAATCAAACTATCACTTTGATCCTTTTTCACATACATCACAAGCAGATAGAATGCGTTATGTTGGCAGATTTGAGGGCGACTGGTCTGAAGAACTTGCTAAAGCAGTAGAGAACGCAAAAGCAATCACATGGCGTAGTAGAGATCCTAAAGACAATCCACGTGGTGGTGTAGGTATTGATAGAACTGAAGCTGATATTGTAAATGCAGGTGGCAAAGCAGATACTGAAATTACAAGTTTAGAAGATGATGTTCATTTATATCCAAGTTTTCAAGCAATGACAGATGCTTTACATCTAGTAGATGGTAAGGATCGTCCCTTACAAACTCGTGTACATGTACAAGTACCAGGGCAAACCTGGACAGCCCATGTTGATAGACTACAGAAATGGAGTGAAGAGGAACCATTGTCTAATATATTTAGATTTATGATATTCCTACACGATTACGAGTTTGGACACTTTGTACAGTATGGTAATGAAATACTTACAAAGTATAGAGCAGGCGAAATTTATACATGGGATCATGTAAACGTACCACATTGTACGGCTAACGCAGGTGTTACACCACGTAGTACAATGGTAATTACAGGCATTGGTACACCTGAAACTCATGCAATGTTTAGTCAATCTGATTTAGTAATAAAAATCTAAAAAAAAGGTTGACAATCAATAGTTTATATCATATATTGTTATTAATAAGGCGACGGTCTTGTTAGAGTAGTGCAAGGAAGAGACATTTACCAGAGTGTCGAACTTGGCTAGTTAGGGGTGGTACCCAGGTATGGTTGCAGAAATGCGTTGTATCACATTGCTCTCCCGAGCGGAACTAGGCTCCCTGGCTTTGAGAATGGTATCTCGGTCGAGGGGTTGGAGGTGAACCCAAAGTCCTCCCTACTCATTATAAAAAAAGGCACCTATAAAAGGTGCCTTCTTCTTTGCGATTGCTACGAACTTTGCAGTCGACTACGATAAAATAGTATACGCTCGAGTCTAGCAATTCTTCTTAGTTGGCTAAAACGAGCGAGTACCCAATGTTGTGAAGTCATTGTACCCTCCTCTTTCTTAACCAGCTTTTAACCCATGCTGAATGGGCCACTTTTAAACCATGTGAATGGTATACGTATTTATCAACAAAAAGGTTGACAAGTAAGATATCTTATGTTACAGTAAGATATAATAAAAATTTAGGAGTAGTTAATGCAAAATATAAGTTCACTAAAAGAGTTGTTTAAAAGAGATACTAAGGGTAAAGTTAGAACCTGGACTATTCAAGTAGGTTGGGATTCAGATAATATTGCTGGTATTAGAACTATTAGTGGCTTAGTAGATGGCAAGAAAATTACTTCAGAATGGAATTACACAGAAGCAAAAAATGTAGGCAAGGTTAATGCTACTACTGCCAAAACACAGGCAGATGCTGAAGCACAAGCACAATGGACTAAAAATGTAGAGAAAGACTTTTTTGAGGACATCTCAAAGATTGATACATTTACTGCATTCAAGCCTATGTTAGCACATGATTTTACAAAGACACCTGTTACTTCAGGTTATACACAACCTAAACTAGATGGTATTAGATGTATTGCTAGTAACAAAGGTTTGTTCAGTAGACAGTTTAAAGAGATCGTTGCAGTTCCTCACATTGCAGAGGCACTTGTAGATTTTTGTGAGAAGTTTCCAGGTATTACACTTGACGGAGAACTTTACAATCACGAACTAAAGTCAGACTTTCAAAAGATTACAAGTCTAGTTAGAAAAACTAAAAACTTAGGTGAGGCTGAACTTGCTGAATCTAAACAAATGGTACAGTATCATGTGTATGACTGTTTTGATGCAAACAATCCTACAGAAAAATTTATAGAAAGATACAAGTTTCTTAAGATGTTTTTACCCGTTGGTGTTAGTATTGTACTTGTTGACACTCATTGGGCAGGCAACAGTGAAGAAATTGATGAACTGTATGGACAGTATACTTCAGAAGGTTATGAAGGCCAGATGGTTAGACAGGATACTGCTTATCAGCCTAAAAGAACTAAGGACTTGCTAAAGAGAAAAGAGTTCATTACTGAAGAATACAAGGTTGTAGAGGTACATGAAGGGCAAGGTAATTGGGCAGGATATGCCAAAAGACTTACTTTGCAAATGGAAGATGGAAGAACATTTAGTTCAGGTATTAGGGGTTCGCAAGCACAACTAAAGGCATTGTTAGACAATCCAAATATTGATTGGGCTACTTGCAGATACTTTGAACTAAGCAATGACGGGGTTCCTAGATTTCCAGTAACAATAGATTATGGACAAGGTATTAGAAACGATTAACAAGGAGTAATATATGAAATTGAATAATGTAAATGTAATTGATGTAGAAGTTGATAATGTTGATATGAAGGATTATCCAGACTTTTGTGATGCTTATATAAGTGAAGCAAAGTTTACTAATGGTAAATCTTTAGATGATAATCAATTAGCAGAACTACAAGAACAAAATATTGATGAGTTCAGTGAACTAGTTTTAGATGAATTTTTAAGCATTGCTGATAGGCATTACTAATGGCAATTAATGATCCTAAAATTAAAAAAGATACAAGACGTGATGCTTGGGATAGAGATTATATGGGTTCACATTATGTTAAACCTGAGCCACCAACAACTAAGAAAATATCAAATGCGGCACCAGTCTTTGTGTTCGCATTTTTTTATGTAGCAATTTTAGTAATGATAGGTAGTGTAAAATGATAGAATTTATAACATTTTTAATCGTAGGGAATTACATTTTAAGTGTATTCTCTGGTTGACAGTAAGGCATCTTGGTGTTATTATAAAGATATAATAAAGAAGGAGAAGTAAATGGGAATGTCAAGTTACATTATGGATATTGAAGAAAACTTCTGGGACATTGTCACAGAGTTTATTAAAGAAGCAGAACATTGGGAAGAAGCAAGTGAAAAGGCTGTAATACTTGCTAAGAAC